ACGAAGTCAAGCCCTTCACCGCGCAATGAGTCGGGATTGTCAGCCGATCTAACAGCCACAAAACCGCCGTTAGGAAAGTTCACCACTCGATCACCCAGTTTGATTTCAACGCCCGGAATGCGCCTGCACATCTGCCGAAGCGGTCGCCAGCCAACTTCGCTGGTCTTGTAGCTCGGACTAACCCACCAAGCCCTGCCGCCTTCGTTAGCAACGCTAACGCACTCATTGACTCCCAACCGCGTCTTGCCCCACCGTCTACCTGCTGATAGCACTTTGAAGCGTGCGTTTGACCTGTGAACCTCTTTTTGTCCATCGTGAGGCTTGACACGCCATATAGGGAATTCATCAGTTGTCATCATCCCAGTCAATAATCAATGGTTTGCCACCGGAAGTAACGTCAATTGCATCGCCGAACTCCTGCTTGCGCTTGCGTGACAACCACCATTTGGCATCGGCGGTATTGCCGTCCTTGATTGACTTCAGCACCGTAGATTGTGCCAAGTCATTCACCCGCTCGCATTCGTCCTCATAAGCTTGTTTCACAGTCGGTGACTCTGTTATGTATCTTTTCGCAGTATGCCAATCACACCCAACACGGTCTGAAATCGTGCTGATAATTCCGCCCGTTCCTGGAATTTTCTTGACAAAATCCTGCACCTTATAAGCCATCTCTACTCATTCGTAAATTTCGTAAATTTCACTCGACCAGCACCGGCACTCCGCCGGTCACATCCACCCACCGCTGAATCGCCACCGCCACGTAAGCCGGGCTAATCTCGACCGCGCGGCACTTGCGCCCCAACCGCTCGCAAGCGATGAGAGTTGTGCCTGAGCCGGAGAACGGCTCGTAGACTATGCCTGTTGTGTTATCTGTTAGATTTTCTACAATCAACGGTGGTTTTATGCTTGCGTGCCATCCCTCTACATCCACCATTGTTGATTTATCCCAATTGATTGAATAACAATCATGCTGATATTCAGACGGGATTTTCCATTCAGGCTTGCCAAGACTGGATACAAGAATCGCCTCTGATTTTGCCAACCATCCGCGCCAAGTAAATGTCACGTCATTGGATTTGTACATCCATAACATGCGTTCAAATTTCTGTCCTGCGCTTCTCAACGCATCAAGCCAAACTGGAAACAATCGTGGTGATTGGAACGCAATCACAACGGCATTCTCAATCGGCATAACAGATAAACAACCATCGAATAAAGCCCGTAAACCTTCAGGGTCATCGTTCTCAATACCCTCGCGGTTTATCCCGTAAGGCGGATCTGTTACAACCGCCCCTGCAACTTCCCCATGCATAACCTTGTCCACCACCGCCCTGTCCGTGCAGTCACCGCATATCAGCCGGTGCTCGCCGAGTTGCCACAGTTGCCCTGTTTCTACGCCCCACTTGACGCGCAACTCCTCCGCCTTGTCAATCTGCGGTTCAACGTCTTCCGGCGCGTCATCAGCCCACAAGCCCAAGTCAAGCTCGCCTTTGTCGAAGCCCCAATCCAGCAGGTCGTCAAGTTCGAACTCATTCGCCAGCACGTCAAAGTCCCATGAGCCGGTATTCTTGTTCAGGCGGATATTCAGCTCTTCAACTTCCTTGTCGCTCAATTCGCGGTCTGGAATCCAGCACTCTATTTCTGTCACGCCTGAAGCTTCCAGAACGTGCTTGCGCTGATGCCCGCCGATGATAGTGTTGGCAGAATCGGCGTTCACAATCGGCTTGTCTATCATGCCGAATTTGTCAAGCGAAGTTTTGAGTTGCTTGAACTCTTTATCAGAAAGCGAACGCGGATTCTTGTAATAATCCGTCAGCTCGTCAATATTGAATTGTTGCAAAGTCCAGTTTATCTCTGCCAGATCACCCTCGTCTTAACTAATAATCGCGACCACGTCCACAAACACTCACGCCCACCGATGAAGTCAGTCGCCATCGCCATTCCCGTTCATCGCGTCAATGCGTTCTGTCAACTCTTTCACCTGCTTTTCAAGCTCACGAATACGCCGGTCCTTGTTGTTGACCACCTTGCTTAACTTGTCCACTTGCGCCTGCAAATCAACATTTTCCTGCTGCAAATTCACGATCATTGCTTCCCTGTCTGACAATGCAGAACGCAAGCCTGACACTTGCGCCTCTAAGACATCCACCTTCGCCGCCAAATCATCCGCCCGCTTATTGAGAGCGTTTAGCCTCGTTTCGTATGCGGACGATAGCGTTGCTACACAGTCAGCCTGGATTTTCTTGCGGTTAGCAAGCGCATTCACAACAGCCGCGCCTAAGCCGCCTCCGCCCAGTACCGCTGCTATGATTGCAATCCAGACGTTCTCGCTCATCCGTTAGCCTCGTCGTCATCTTCAAGCGCATCAAACACGGCAATCAGATTGGATGGCTTGTCAGTTAGGTCGTGGAGCAAATTTGACCCGCCCCCTGCAACAATGGCAGTCAGAATTTGACCGATAAGTTGGTTCGGGATAAACGCGGCGAATAGGTTGACTTCAGTCAGCCACACGAACACGCCCGATAGAATCCAGGCCGGATAAGCCAGCCAGAACTTGTCCCAGCCGTACTTATCCCACAGCGGAGTAATGAGCATTGCCACCAAGCGGTTAGCCAGTACCATCATCCCAATCACGATTCCTAAAATAGTTACGTCAAATTCCATTCGTTAGCCTCCAAAAGTCTAATAATTCAACGCCGGTGATTAGGCTCGCCGGCAAGCCCCATAGCTCGAATACCTGCTGTCTTCGTAACGGCTAATATTTTTCCCGATCCTCGTACAAGTGCGTCTCGGTGCGACAACCATTCAGCTTGAATATTGGTTTTGGTTCTACGATGCCCTCGTTTACGTCAATTGAGAGAAAGTGGTTGTTTTTTTCGCAATCAAGTTCCCTCTGATAATCCTGCACCCAGAATTTCAGCCATTCATCCCATTTGGTTTGGTCGCTACCGTAAATTTCAATGCAGCTGGCGCACAGCTGCCGGTTATGTGGGATAGGTTTGCCACAAACACAGTTTCTTATCATTTATGTGCTCCTATAATCTATGGAGTGGCAGAGACTTTTTATAAATTTTTGTTCACTCTTCAACATCCATCGGAATCTTTTATCATCACGAACTAAAAACTTATACCATTCAGTATCTTCATAATCAGGGAAGTTCTTTTGCAGACAATATTTACAGATTTCTAAATGGGATATTGTCAAGCCACCACATATAAAACACCTTTTCAGTTCCAAATTATTTTCTTTTGCGAACTTTTTTACTCTTGCGTTCCTGGCTTTTAGACTATCCCAAGTAGAATCGCCCCCGTCAGTAATATTAATTAGATCAGAATAAACTCCACGATAGTATGCAATCCAATATTTTTCTCGCTCTTCCCAATTGCTCTGGTTACATTGTTCCAGAATAGATAATTCTGGTTTTAATCCGTGTTTTGCAAGCCCTTTTATCCAACGGTCTTTTCTTGGATTCGAGTTATCAAACCAATAAAGATGTTGCTCATATCTCTTTTGTAGATTTATAGTTTTACCGACATATCTAACCTTTTCATATCTGGGGTCAACCAGAGCGTAGATATAGACTATTCTTTGCATATTTTTTTGAGTATTTGGCTTATTCTAGCTTGCGAGTAACCGAACATCACGCCTATCTCTTCCTGCGTGTACCCGATCACCCACAGATACAGAACAGCTCGGTCGGTGTGACCGAGCTGTCCGATAGCCTGCTCTATTTCGATGCGCTTGTCAACGTCATCGTGCGCTATAAAGTCGCTCAAGTTCATTCAGCCTCCAACTTTGCCTTATATTCTTCTTCGGTCATTAGCGGACAGAATATGCATCGCTCTAAAAAGTGGTTAAAAGGTTTCACTACCGTTTCATGGCCAAAAAGACTGCAATCAACAATTGATACCGGTATGTCGTTCACATTCAGCTCAAAAGACAAACTTTTACATTTCGGACAAGAAAACGCTGCATCCGGTACTTTGTCAACAATAACTGTTTTGATGTTCATTCAGCCTCCAACCGTTCTTGGATAACAACCGCTATACTCGCAATCGCTATAAGTACAAAGAACGCCAGAACACCTAACAACCATGACCCTCTTTCAATCGCGAGGTGCACTATAAACGCTA